GGTTGGATGATAAAGAAGTTAACGGATCGCTTAGAGAACGACGAGAAACGCTTGACTAAGATAGAGGTTGAACTCGCTGCTCAGAACGAACGAGACATAGCTGTAGAGAACCGTATGAGCGGTGTAGAAGCTGCTGTCAAAGAGATGAATACTAAACTAGATAGAATGATGGAGATGCTTATTAAACGATGAAACAAGGACTATACGCAAACATTAACAGAAGAAGGAAGCTAGGCATTAGCCGTAAGAAAAGCGAGTCTACTGTATCGCCAAATGCTTACGCTAATATGAAGCGGGGTTTTAAGAAGAAGAATTAGGAATGGCTGAGAAAAAAGCAATGACAGGCTGCAGGCGTCGTGGGCTTGCTATAAATAAACCACGAAGAATACGTAAAGGAGAACCTGGATACGGTAAAAAGAAGTTTGTTGTGTGTGCTAAAGAAGGAAGCAAGCATCGTATCGTTCGTTTCGGTGACGCTAAAATGACCATTAAGAAAAGCGATCCAGCCCGTCGTCGTTCTTTTAGAGCTAGACATAAATGCGACCAAAAGAAATCAAAGCTTTCAGCAGGCTATTGGTCGTGTAAGAAATGGTAGCAGATGCCGTTACGCCCTCGACCAGTCATACACCCTCTTACGTTTCAAAACAGAACGTTGGCTGTAACTGCTGCTGCGGAAGCTAAACAGAACGAAGATAAAGCAACGGCACTTGAGCAACAGATAGAGTCTTTAGAGAGTGATCCTTTTTTTGTTACTATTGATGGCGGAGGCCCTGTGTTAGAAGATACTGATATATTTGATGGAGGAAGTATAGATGCCTAGTTTTACAAAACGTATACAATTAAGACGTGGCACAGCGAGTAGCTGGTCAGAAGAGAACCCTGTACTGCTTGAGGGAGAGTTTGGACTTGAGCTAGATAATAACCGTAATCGTATTAAGATAGGAGACGGTGTTACTCCTTGGAATGCTTTACCTTACTTCCTAGATGCTCGTGAAGAAGAGGTAGGAGATCACGACGAGTTTCTTGAAGGCTTGACAGGTGATCCGTGATGCTCTAACAAGAGTCGGATTTAACCTTAACAAATGAAACAGAACAATGAGTGTATGGTATCAAATGGGACAAAGCGTAAGAAACTTATTAATATCTCTTACTTCAACTAGCCAAGCTATTTTGGACACTGAGAGTAACATAACTGCTAGAACTGAAGACACTTTGGGGACGATGGCTTTTGCTACCGACACCTCTAAACTCTATGTTTTTACTGAGTCAGGATGGGTTCACGCACAATAAGCTTTGACTTACTTTAATCACTAACATAAAACATATTAACAATAACTATGGCAAATATACTTCAACAAATCGGACAGACAGTTAAGTCGAAGTTGGATGACAAGGTCGATAAGACGGATGCGGTTACAGACTTTCTTAAGTCTATACTCGGATTCCCTGAAGACACTGTTGCTCCTTCGGTGGACACTTCTACAAACATAGCGGCTAGGACTAGCGACGACACAGGTACTATTATGTACGCAAGTGATACTTATGACTTGTATGTGTTTGACGGAACTAACTGGCAAATCTTTAACAACAGCTAAGAATGAGTGATATTACATTAATTAACGACAGCGAGCAATCTTCGCTTGTTACTAACGGACTTGCTAAGAATGGTGAGTTGTATTTAAAGAAAGCAGGAAGCACCGACGCAGGTTCTATTGTTGTATACGATAGTGGAGTGTGGAAGACTTTTGCTAATGAAGGTGGTGCTTATAGTAATGGTTATAGTTTAAGCTTAGATGGAACTGATGACTATGCTTCGTTTTCAGCTGTTAATCTTCCTGATGGCCCTCGCACCATATCTGCTTGGGTAAATTTCTCTAATGTGTCAGGTGCTTTTAATACTATCGTAGGATCAAGTTTAGGAAATGGATATAGAGGTCTTCATTGGAGTCCTTCAAACGGGTATATTTATTTTTACGGTGCAGATCAAACAGGACGGTATAAAAACTATACAGGAAGTATAACTACTAATACATGGTATCATGTTATGGTTGTAGATAACGATTCAGGTTCTTCAGGAAACTTTGAGATGTATGTAAACGGAACCGACATTGGTACTCCTGCTCCTAGTGCTAATACCACAGCACCACTTGCTATAGATTTAGAATACATAGGAAGAGGGGTAAATTACTTCCCCGGACTTATCGACGAAGTAGCCATATGGAACTCAGATGAATCTGCTAACATCTCTCAAATAAGAGACACAAGTGGGTCTAACCCTGTTCCGGGCGACTTGTCTTTGATGACTAATCAGCCTCTGCATTGGTGGAGAATGGGAGATAACGACTCTGGATCGACTATTACAGACCAAGGAAGTGCTGGAGTAGACGCTACTCTTCAGAATCAAGCTTCTTTTTCAACCACAGTACCCTCTTAATAATTATGAGCGATAGACAATATGTTATAATAAACGCTGCTGATGTTTCATCCGTCAACTTTGATGAGGTGCTTGAAACTTCAGCGGATACACTAAGATACAATGTAGCAGGGGATCAAACCTTTGTTAAATACGAAGGAGCTAAACCTCGTTGCTTGTACGGTAAAGACACACTGAGTCACTCAGCTATGCTTACTGTATTACAAGGAGAAGCTTGGACTGCACCTATGGAGGAACTATAAGACATGGCTAAATTAGACTTAATTACATCATCCACCCGTCCTGCTTCACCAGCTGCTGGTAAGGCTTACTTTGAGACGGACACTAATAAGATTATTGTTTGGGACGGGTCTGCTTGGGTAGAAATCATCTCTGACGGTACTGCGTAAATACGACGCTTTATTCTAATCATTAACTAACTAAATACTAATAATATGCCAGATACATCATCCATATTCTATCAAATCGGTCAATCGACCAAAAGTGCTATTGCCGTTGAAACAACACGTGCGGAAGCTGCTGAAGCGACGTTACAAACTAACATCAATTCGGAAGCATCGACCCGTGCAAGTGCTGATACAACGTTGCAATCCAACATCGACAGCGAAGCTTCAAGCCGTTCGTCTGCTGACTCTACCTTACAAGGTAACATCGACACAGAAGCAAGCAGCCGAGCATCCGCTGACTCCGCTCTTCAATCCGAGCTTGACGCTACTCAAAGTGGTGCTGGTCTTGGAGCAGGTGGTTCGTACACAGCTAACGGTTCTACCAACTACATTACTTCTGTAAGTACTTTGGTTGGAGCTGACGAAGCTCTCGACTCACAGATCAAAACTAACGCTGACGCTATCTCTTCTGAAGCAAGTACTCGTGCATCTGCCGATACCACCCTTCAGTCCAACATTGATAGTGAAGCTTCTACTCGTGCTAGTGCTGACACAACTCTGCAAAGCAACATTGATGCTGAAGAGACTGCCCGTCAATCCGCTGACTCCACGCTTCAAACAAACATTGACGACGAAGAAACAGCCAGAACTTCCGCTGATACGACTTTACAGTCCAATATCGACGCTGAAGAAACTGCTCGTATTGCTGCTGTTAGTGGTGAAGCTACAGCTAGGTCTTCTGCTGATACAACCCTTCAAGCTAACATTGATGCTGAAGCTTCGACTCGTGCATCTGCTGTTTCCAACCTTGATAGCACAAAAGCTAACCTTAGTGGTGCTTCCTTCACAGGAGACGTAAGCGGAACAAACCTTACACTTAGCGGTAACTTAACTGTTAATGGTACAACTACTTCCGTACAAACCACTAACTCAGAGATCAAAGATGCTATCATGCTCATCAATGACGGAGCTGCTAGTTCTACTAACAACTCTAACGACGCTGGTTTTATCATTGAGCGTGGTTCTTCCGACGACGGTAACATTGCTGCTGTTTACGATGAAGGTGAAGACAAGTTCGCTTTCTACAAAACATCCGCTACTGCTGCTTCTACTGACATCAGTGGAGACGACAGCGGTGCTACCTTGATCGACGTTAAAGCTAACGACGTTGTTCTTGGAGACGGTAACAATCTTGGTTCATTGGCTGACTTTACAGCTGCAATGGCGTAAGACTTAAACATTAATAAATAGCTAACAATGAGTGCGAAAAAGAAAAAGGATACATTAGTTCCTATTAATTTTCGTCTCACTAGCTCGCAAAAGAGGGAGGTCGCTGGCATCGCATCAGATTTGGGTGTCAGCACCTCGGCTCTTTTACATTCATGGATCACTAGAATCTTGAACAATATGAACGGATTCGGTGACCACGACCAGCTACTGAGAGATAAATAACAACAACAACGTATGAAGTCATTCAAAGAACTAGGTGAGATGCATGGACAGACGGCTGATCTGTTATCAGATGCTGTTAAGTTCATGAAGGCCACCGAGGAGTACAACCCTGCATTGATTAATTGTGTGATTAAGTTCTTAAAGGATAATCGTGTTGAGTGTATGTCCGAAGAAGGAACTCCTCTAAATGATTTGAAAATCGAAGCTCTACCTTTTTTAGAAGACCCAGAGGTTCAACGGCAAATCGGCAAGTAACACCTACTCTTTGTTTCAGATTACATACACCAATAAGGAGTCGCTTCTGCTATAAACGGAGGCGACTCTTTTACTTTATATATGAAGACTAAGAAAGCACCAACACCCGTAGAGATACCACCACAGTTAAAGAACTTTAAGAACTTCCTGTACATTATATGGAAGCATCTTAACCTACCTGACCCTACTGCTTTGCAATATGACCTAGCTGACTATATGCAACACGGCCCTAAGAGGTCTGTTATCATGGCGTTCCGGGGAGTAGGTAAGAGTTGGATATGCTCTGCCTATGTAGTACATCAGCTGCTGCTAGACCCCTCTCTTAACATCCTTGTGGTATCTGCCAGTAAGAACAGAGCGGACGACTTCTCCACCTTTACCTTGAAAATCATACACGACATACCTATTCTTCAAGGACTTATACCAACAGAGAACCAACGATTCAGTAAGATAGCTTTTGATGTAGGCCCTGCTCCTGCTGCTCACGCTCCCTCTGTTAAATCACTGGGGATATCGTCACAGCTTACCGGGTCTCGTGCTGACATCATCGTAGCAGACGACATAGAAGTACCTAACAACTCAGCAACACAAGGCATGAGAGACAAGCTGGATGAGCAGGTAAAGGAGTTTGAAGCTATTGTTAAACCACTGGACTCCTCCCGTATCCTCTTCCTTGGTACTCCTCAGTGTGAAGACTCTATCTATAACAAGCTGCGAGACAGGGGCTACAACGCCCGTATATGGCCTTCTGAGTATCCACAGGTGTCTACCCTTGCCTCACACTACGGAGACGATCTAGCACCCTTTATAGCCGATAACACAACAGAACAGACAGAAGGTACGACTACAGAGCCCTTACGGTTCTCTGACCTTGACTTAGAAGAGAGAAAGATGTCGTACGGCAGGACAGGGTATGCTTTGCAGTTCATGCTTAACCCTAGGCTAAGTGATGCTGACCGCTACCCCCTAAAGATTAACGACCTTATTATCATGGATGTAGACACAGATGTAGCTCCTGAAAAGGTCATGTGGACATCTGATCCTACATTTGCTGACAGAGACCTACCTAATGTGGGACTGCGGGCTGACCGCTACCACCGACCCCTTAAAACAATAGGAGATATGATACCGTACACTGGTTCTGTGTTATCTATTGACCCTAGTGGTAGAGGTAAGGATGAGACGGGGTACGCTGTGGTAAAGATGTTGAACGGTCAGCTGTATGTTCCTGACGCTGGAGGACTGAGAGGTGGTTACGACACACAAACCCTACAACAACTTGTCGGTATAGCTAAACATAACAAAGTTAACCAAGTAGTCATAGAGTCTAACTTTGGGGACGGTATGTTTATGGAGCTGATTAAACCGCTGTTTCGTACTACTTACCCGGTAACAATAGAAGAAGTCAGACATAACAAACAAAAGGAGCTTAGGATAGTCGATGTGTTGGAACCTGTGCTAAATGCTCACAGGCTGGTGTTTGATCCCTCTGTTATAACGTTAGACTATAAGTCTGCTCAGGCTTACCCTATAGAAATACAGACTAAGTATATGCTGTTTTACCAGCTATCAAGGATAACAAGAGAGAAAAACAGTCTTACTCATGACGACCGCTTAGACGCTCTTTCTATAGCTGTAGCTTATTGGGTACAACAGATGGCAGCAGATGTTAATCAAAACATGATAGACCGTAAGCAGGAGCTGCTACAACAAGAGTTAGACACCTTTACTGATAGCTTTCATAAAAGAAGCTTTAGAGGTAACAAAGCGTTACTGTGGTCTTAAGACTCTTTACTACTATAACAAAT